GCTGCATTTTGAATTGCTACTCGAGTAACTTTTGCAGGATCAATAATACCAGCATCAAACATATTTACATACTGATCATTTCTAGCATCATATCCTACCTCTTTTACAGAGCGTAATACTTCTTTAATTACTACTGAACCTTCTAACCCTGCATTGAAACAGATTTGACGAAGTGGCTCTTCAATTGCCTTTTTAACAATTTGAACTCCAATCTTCTCGTCTTCATTCGTAACCTCTAATGTATTCAAAGCTTCAATTGAATGAATTAAAGCTACTCCTCCGCCTGGAACGATTCCTTCTTCTATCGCTGCTTTTGTCGCTGCTAATGCATCATCTACACGATCTTTCTTTTCTTTCATTTCAATTTCCGAAGCAGCTCCAATATAAAGAATTGCCACACCGCCTGTTAATTTTGCTAAACGATCTTGAAGCTTTTCTTTCTCAAAGTCTGATTTAGAAGAGTCAATTTGATTTTTAATCGTTTTAACTCTTTCAATAATAGATTCTTTTTCGCCGGCTCCATCTACGATAATAGTTGAATCTTTACCTACAATTACTTTCGCAGCTTCGCCTAAATGACTTAATTCAACATCTTCTAATTTGATACCTAACTCTTCAGTAATTAAAGTACCTCCTGTTAAGATTGCAATGTCTTGAAGCATTTCTTTTCGTTTCTCACCAAAGCCTGGAGCTTTTACAGCAGCTACCTTTAAACCTGCTCTTACTCTATTAACAACTAAAGTAGCTAACGCTTCTTGATCAACGTCTTCTGCAATAATTAAAAATGGATTTCCTGTGCTTACTGCCTTTTCTAATATTGGAAGTAAATCTGCCATCATAGAAATCTTTTTATCATAAATTAATATAATTGGATTTTCCATAATAGCTTCCATCTTCTCTGTATTATTAACAAAGTAAGGAGATAAATAACCTCTATCAAATTGTAAACCTTCTACAGTTTTCAATTCAGTTTCCATACCTTTAGCTTCTTCTACAGTTACTACACCATCTTTACCTACTACCTTAATAGCTTCTGAAATTAACTCTCCTATTGAAGTGTCATTATTAGCTGAGATAGTAGCTACCTGCTTAATTTTATCTGGATCTGTCCCAACTAATTGAGACATATCTTTAATGCTATCAACGATAGTATCAACTGCTTTATCAATACCACGCTTAACATCAATTGGATTAGCTCCTGTTGCAACTGCTTTCAACCCTGAAGTTAGTATAGCTTGTGCTAATACAGTTGCTGTAGTAGTACCATCACCTGCTTCAGTTGCTGTTTTAGATGCAACTTCTTTAACCATTTGCGCACCCATATTTTCTAATGGGTCTGATAACTCAATTTCCTTTGCTACAGAAACTCCGTCTTTGGTAATAACTGGAGTGCCAAATTTCTTACCAATAACTACGTTTCTTCCTTTCGGCCCTAAAGTAACAGCTACCGCTGTTGCTAATTTTCGAACACCTGCTTGTATGCCTTTTCTAGCATCTTCATTAAAATACAATTCTCTAGTCATAAATTTAATTTTCTTTTTTAATTTTGTTTATTTTATTCCAAGGCTCTTTACCTTTTTTAGCATCAGACATTTTTTTTCTAGTTTCTTCTGAAATTCCTTTTTTTCCTTTATTCCAAGGCTCTTTACCTTTATGTGATTCTGACAATTTCTGTCTATGTGTTTCAGATCGAGGTGGTTTCGGTTTTCCACGAAGTGATTCACTACGTTTTAAATTTGACGCTTCAGACTGAGCTTTTCCATACCAAAATCCTTTATCTCCTTTTTGAGCATCGCTTATCTTTTTTCTAGTTTCATTTGATACTTCTCTTCCCGTTGCCAAAGGTGGATGTGAATTATAACAAATATTATAGTAGTTACTGTCTTCCACTGCATTAAAGAATTTTATCCAATATTCCTCTCTTTCAGCTAAATGAATTGTGTCATTACACTCCTCTATAATTTCTTTTTTAAAGTTATCTTTCCCATACTTTTTAATTGCATTAATTAATGCTTTACCAGAGCCTAAATAATTAGCATTATTATGTATGTCTTTACCTATATAAGATTTATTGTTAAGCAAATTCGTAGTTTTATATACAACCATAGTCTTTTAATATAAATATATTAAAAGTTACCTTAACCGCTTTTGCCATATATTATTTATTTGTTTGTTTCTGTATTTTCTGTTTCTGTTGTTTCTTCTTTCTTTACTCTTTTCTTAACCACTTTTGGTTCAGGCTTATCAAATTCAGTGAAGTCGAAAAACTCTGTCGCAACTTCTTTTGCCATATTCATTACATTCTCTCCGCCATACTTAACATAAAATTGACGATATCTTTCATACACTGCAATTGGATCTGAAGAGTGGAACATTTCTTCCATTGATCGTAATATTTGAACTAAATCATTTGGAATTAATTCTGCTAATACTTCTAAAGGACAGCTATTAACTAATTTTTCAACATTATCTGCAGTGTATACATACATATACAAATTGTGATATGTTAATCGAGTAACTGCTTCTGTTGAATAATTCTCAACAATATCCCAAGTTAAATACGGAACACCTGGATGATTAATCAATGAAGGAACGTGACCTGTTTTTGGATAACCTAATTTGCTACCATCTTTAGGAAAGTATAACATATTAAATACTTGATCTTTCCAATTCGGACTCCATACCATCTGACCAAAGATTGGATATTGACCTGGAGATGAACTATCAGTCGATACTGTAATTCTATTGTCAGTATATTCATTCATCAATTTTTGCATTTGTGCTAACACAAAGAAATCTGATACTTTTGAAATACCTAATAAGTGAACCCAAGTATTGTTTTTATTATCAAACTCTTTTTCTTTAATCATTAATGCTAAGATATACATAAAGTCTACTAGACGTCTAGATGAACCAAAGCACCAACCACCAAACTCCATACCTTTAACGGTATCATACCAATGCTTAAATTCTACAGGATTTGAACCTTGAATTACATTTAAGAAATTAGTTTTACCTGATTGTTTCTTTTCAAAGTATTTGAAATTGTCTAAACTGATATCTAATGCCTCTTGGAATCTTCCTTCATATGTTACACGAGGCGGAATATCAATATTACACGCAATATCTGAATTAGCTTCTAACCATTCAAAGATTTGATCACGCAATGCCATGTCCCATTTCAACGCACCTGTAGCAATTTGGAAACCACCAGAGTCTCCAAATACTAATGAATCTTCAAGACCCCATGTTTTACGAATTTCTGATTTTTTATACAAGTGACCTGCTGTCATAAGGAAATACTTATAACGCCATTCTTCAGGCACTCTGTCATCCCAAAATCTATAAGGAACCCCAGGCGCTACCTCCAAATTTTTAGTCAATGGAGATGCATACGCACCGGAACTTAATGACGGGAAGTACACTAACTTTTTTTCTTTCATAATTAAATATATTAAATTCTTTTGTCAATTCCAAATATTTGTTGAATTATTTTTTCAGAATCAAAAAATTCTTCATACAGATAATCTTTGGTTTCGTTAATTAATGGTTTGTATGAATCATATCCATACGTTAATTCTTTGATTTTACTAATTAAATCAGGTGCATATCTACTGTAATTAAAGATATTCTCTGTCCAGATAGGAGGGTATCTAAACTCTTCAGGTAATAAATGTCTAAAACCTTCAATATCCGGAACTAATGGAATAGTATCTAATAATAGACATTCATAAATTTCTTTTCCTATATTAGGATGTGAATAAGGTAAAAATGCTATCTTTGCTTTGGAAATTTGAGTCATTAATTGAAATCTAGATAATGGTTCTCGTTCCTGAGCGAATATAATATTTATGTCTTTGTGCACTCGTATAAAGTCGTACATAATCTGTTCATGTAACTCTGAATACTTATTCCAAGGGAATATTATTGAATTTTGCTTGAAATAATTTCCTTTATATGCAGACAATTCCATGTTTAAATAATCTAATGGAAATGGAAGTACATTAAGTCTTTCTGGAAATACAAACTTAGATACATAAATTCTAAACTGCTCTTTATGAAATTCTGATATAAAATAAGACTCGTCTAAAC